TACCGCTTGTTGCGTTTGCGTATGGATCTACTGTTAGATCTAAACCAGACCACATACCAATTACAAACTGTGAGAAGTCTCCAAAGAGAACATCGTTGTTTGCAAGCTGGTTAGAAACAATAGCTGGATAGCCATTAATTTCTCCATTCTCAAACACAAACTGCCCTGTGTTTGTAGCCTTTTCTGTTGACTTCAAAGCACCTCTAGCAGAAGCATTGATTAGGTAGAACATATTGGCTACATCAGCGTTTGCTGCCGCAACATCTGTCTCAAGTGCTATATATTCAGCGAATGTTCCGAATGTGGTAATTGTTGATGTACCTACACCTGTTGTATCTTTAATACCTAATGGCTCGTTAGAACTACCAGATCCATAGATAGCTGCGTTATCAAGCTTAGTAGCAATTACCCTGGCTATATCATCCCTAATCATGGCTTCAACGTCTATAGAAGACTGAAGAAGTAATCTCCGAGAGTAGTCAACAAAAGCACCAATCGTCTTAGGTGTCATATTGACCTGGTCGAACGCCTGTTGACTCTCGGTTGGAGCGCCAGACTCACCCACGAAATACGCAGTTGATGTAGATGTCATCCTGGGTATTGCTACGTTACCAGAAAGTCCGGTCAACATGGTCGGATTCGTTGCCATCACAGCCATTCTTTTACGAAGAATGTCAATGAATGATCCAGCAAGTAGTTCTGTTGGAACTAAGTTACCACCAGCAGTTGCTGTACCTACGTTTAAGTCTCTTCTTAAAACTTCATTAGGAACAAGAATACCGTTTGCTGGCTTCTCATACTTCTTAGAAGCTGCATCAGAAACTTCTCTCTCGAAAGCTGCTGCTTCTTGTGCAGCGCGATCTGTTGGGTTTGCTAGAGCGTTTAATGCTCTTAAGAAAGAGAAACGCTTAACTTCTTTTTGGTCTAAGCCAACATCGTTTTGTGTCATGTCTGTTGAACGAATGGGTGTATTACGAACCTCTGCCTTGTTTTTAACAAGATCGAGGATTGCTGCTTTCGCTTCTTCGGGAGTTTTATTTCCCTTAATTAGTGTGTCAGCAAGCTCTTCTGCTCCATACTTTCCAAACTCACGACATAACGAAGTGATTGATGCTGTACGAGCATTATTTTCATCAATAGCACGTTGAATTTCGGCTTTGATGTCGATATCAACGGATTTCTCCGCCTCAACCGCAGTTTCTTTAGTTGATTCTTCCATAGTACGAACCGAGGGTGATGCGGATACTTCCGCAGAATTTATCTCCTCTTGAGGAGACTTATCTTCTATATTAATACTATTACCTTGTGAGGGTTCTATCAAACTTCTACCAATTCCAATTGTGGGATCCGCTGGAACAGTTACAACTGATAATTCGTGTACAGACCAATTAGTTGCGCGCATACCATCCTCCATTTCTTCCATATCATTTATTTGATAACCGAAAGAAATACCGCGTAAAATACCATCTTTAACGTCTTCTAAGACTTCAGAAGCGAATTTATTGCGTGAGAAGCGAATTTTAGCGTATCCTCGTTTGGTTGTAGGGTCAATTTCCGCACTTTCCACTACCCCTATGGGTTTGTTCATATCGTGATTAAACAAGACAGCACCGCCATCGTTTAGTCGAGATAAATCTGCTGCGCCCTCATCGTGGCTTAACACTTCGTTACCAAAATATCTTTTAACAGGATATTCAGAGCTAAATGGGAACTCAAATGTTCTGGATTTCACATTTTTGAAATCCGTAACTTCTTTACGCTCAAATTTATCTCCAGCATCAATCGTTCTAATGTCGGCAATTTTCGTAAGTGCCGAAAATCGATGCCCTGCATATATATCTGTAGACTCACCATCTCTATAAACCTGTATTAAAGCAGCAGGGTCTTCTGGTGTGCCATTAATTACAAAAGAACTGCTAGGAACATCAATTTTTCCATCGCGTACAATTCTTGTAATTTTTCCCCTAGCTCGACCTCCACTAGCGTTCCAAGATACAAAGTCACCTGTTTTTAAGGCATCTGGCTCTGCCCTTTCTACCTTTTGAATTTCTTCAGTCATAGTTTTTTCATTGGTGGCTGGTTCAAATTTAACTGGATCGAATTCGTTTTCCTCGAGCCAATCTAAAGCCTGAGATGATGAATACTGAGCAAGTCTAAATCGAATTGATTGTAGTTCTGCTCCCTCTTCATTATCCTTTATACCAAAAATATAGTCTATACCCTCACCTCTTTCATCATTTGACCGTCTAAATGTATCAAATTGGTCTGAATTTACAATTGTTGCCGCGTGTTCGTTTGGATATGGCCTTGCCATTTCAATAACTTCTGCTCTTTCTCGAGCTTTTTTTATTGCAGCAGCTTTTCCTCGACTCCAACTGAAGCCGCTGTCACCTCCCCAAGCTGCCCAGGCCACTCTCCCTTTTGATGGGAATCCCTTTTCTCCTTTCCTAAAACCTTCTGCTTTTTTGTCAACTTCATGGCGGCTAAAAAAACTAAACATCCTGACAACAACGTCCGCTGATAGTTCTCTACCACTAATAATTTGACTAGCTCTTACTGCTGCTACTTGCGTACCACCAGCCTTACCTTCCTCTTTCCACGCTTTGTATCTTTTTGCCTCTGTAACCATTCCTTGAGTTGGTTTGAGGTTGATCTCTGTACCACTAACATTTGCCATAGTTAACTAGACTTTTTACGTTTTCTAGATCTTGCTGGTTGTTCTGGTTGACTAGGAGTTAAATCAAGTGACATTTGCCCCATTTCAACCTCAAGATCAAGATCTTTATCTAATGTTACACCTAGTGACTTAGCAACCTCTTGTTCTCTTGCTATCTCAGAAACAATATCATCGTAATCACCACCATTAGTTTGTGCTATGACTTGTGATTTTGTCATGTAACCAGCCTGTTCAGCCTCGCGGTAAGCTCGGATTTCCTTCAAAGGATCAACATAGTGTTGTGCTGGTGGAGTCCATCTTGGCTTGCAATAACGTTTTGAATTAGATGCATAATCAGGAAAATCTATAACACCAGATAAAACCGCAAGTTCTAACCACTCTTTAAAAATACGATAGTGCAAATTATCTATTAAATATTTCTGACAAAACTTCCAGTGTTCTCTGTCTTCTAGCAAGCTTAATCTTGAGCTTGAATAGTTAGTCTCGCTGAAATCTTTACTAATTGTTTCAAAGCTACACCCAATTCCGGTCGCGAAACGCCTAATTTTGTTTTTCACAAACATCTCATATTGCTGACTTGGATAATCAATGTCAGGAACAGTAACAGATTCGTTAGGCATAAGATAACGAAAAGTACCAGGCTCAAAGGATTGTATGCGTTGATGGTTTTCGACATCGTCACCTATTAACTCTCCTTGGTCGTTTTGAATAAAGCCCATTATACTCGCACCGGCTCTTGCTCTAATAACAGCAGCTTCTTCATAGCCTTGCAATTGATGCATATCAGCCATAACACTATGAAACCAAGGCACACCTCTATTCTGGCCTGGTCTTTCTGGAAGAAATAAATGTATTATGTCTTCTGCTGGTATAAAAATATGTAACTTCTGATTGTGAGAGTAATCAAGGTAATATGCATCGCCAGGATGTTTGGTAAGTATCGCGTAACGTAAAGCTCTCCCCCATTCGTCAACTTCCACGCCATTGCGCCATTCATTGTTTTTGTTAAGGGTTTTGCCATCATATTCTTCATCTAACAAATCACTCTCAATCATTTGTAAAGCAAGAGGTACTTGTGAATTACCAAATGGTTTTCTAACAATTCTAAATATTGCTTCTCCAGACTCGCATAATGCACCAGCAGCTAACCATTCAAATTGATGAAAGGAATACTTCCCTGCACAATCGCAACTATCTGCTTGTGTCCATTCTGACCATGCCTCTTCAATAATATTGTTTACTCTTTGATCTCTTTTGCCGCCTCGTTGTTGCAAAACGAGTGACTGAAATTTCATTCCATTGCCAACAATATTTATTTGTGTTGTACGTTTAGCCTGTCTAGCATAAGGATTGTTTCTTACTAATTCTCTTGATCTATCTCTTAGCTTACGCAAACTATTCCTTATTTCGGCATCGGCGCTTAACTGGCTGCTCATCCAATCAGAAGTAAGTCTAGATACTAATGCTCCTTGATATGCACGAAGATTTTTTAAAGGATTAGCATTTCTACCAAAACCTAATACACGTTTTACCGCTGTGCTTATGTTTGATCTGATTCCCATTAAATTGCTCCGTTAAAACGTACAAATGTTGCTCTAGGATTGCCAAGACCATTAGCAATCATGTCTGCTTGTTTTTC